ATTCTCCATGGCGATAAGAATTTCTCTCTTGAATTACCGAGGATATGCTTTATACGATTAATAAGATATGGTATATCAAAGAACTCTACGTTCCAACCAGTAATAACGTCGGGGGAAGTCTTAGCCCAGTGATATACAAATTTGTGTAAGAGCTCATGCTCATCTGCACATTTAATATAACGAACCTCATGAGTTTGCATAAGAGAATTGTCTACGTCATATTCACCACAACCAAATGTGTAATAGGTATCGTCAATATTATTCTTCATTGTGATTGCTGTGATCTCCTGATCAGCATCCGCGGGGTCAGGAAACCCTTGGCCGAATCTACATTCGATATCAAGTGAGGTCACATTAATCATATTACGATCCCATTTGATCTCACCAGGGAATTGCTCATTAAGATATTGTACTACATAATTAGTATTGCCATAAACTTTAAAGTTAGGGACATTACTATATTGCTTAGTAAACTCCGTGGCTTCTTTCATACTACCAAATACTATTGGCTCTACGGGAGTACCATCAAGGGCATTCCAATCGTGGGCATTATTACCTGTATTATTGACGTATATAGTAGGTTTGAATGGGACATTGAAGCTTACCTTCCTGCCATCTTCATAACCTATATATTTAATCATCTTCCCGAAACGGAAAGCGTTGGTATAGAAAGTATTATTCATGATAGTATTATATCATAAATCATACCAAATGTACATATTTTTATGTTAATATTTCTGGAGTCTCGTTTAGTTGAATTTTATTTGTGCCTTGAAGCATTTGTTTATATTGAGCTTTTAGATCATCGGTTGGCATAAGGTTAAACATGATATGATCTTTCTTAATTGTCATTGTATCTAATTCACAATAAGACATATATGGTATAAAACCAATTTGATCTTTATTTGGAATTAAAAGAACTGGATCTGTTACTGTTAGAGTTAAACCTGATTCATTCACTACACACACTAATATTTCTTCGCCCGACGTAAGCCGGATTAATTTAATTTTATTCATAATTTACCTATGTTGTTTACTAATATAATCTTTGACCGCTGATTTGATTGCATCCTCCGCTAGTACACTACAGTGTATTTTAACTGGTGGCAAACTGAGAGCTTCTACAATAGCTGTATTCTCAATTGCTTGGACAGCATCTACTGTTTTACCTTTAACCCATTCAGTTAATAATGAAGAAGATGCGATTGCTGAACCACAACCATATGTTTTAAATTTTGCATCTGTAACAACGTTGTCTTCAATCTTAATTTGAAGTCTCATTACGTCGCCACAGGCAGGAGCACCTACCATACCAGTCCCTACTGTTGGATCCGTCGGATCCATCTTACCAACATTGCGTGGGTTATTGTAGTGGTCTAAAACTTGGTCTGAATATGCCATGCGCTCCTTAGTTAATTTAACCTAACAGCAATTTTGCTGCTTTGTTTAATGAACCTAAATTGATAGTTTGAGGCTTATCTTCTTCTGGAATATCATTCTCCAAAATAATAACAAGCAAACCATCTACAATATCTGCACCAATCACTTTGATTGTGTCAGCTATAGTGAATGATCTTTCAAACCCTCTAGAAGAGATTCCACGATGTGTGTAGTCTCTAGTGTCTTCACCAGAATGTTTCTTACCAGTGACAGTTAAAACTCCTTTTTCAAGAGTTAGGTCAATGTCATCTTTACTAAATCCTGCAACAGCGATTTCGATTAAAAAATGACCATCATCTTTTCGAATAACATTGTAGGGCGGATAGCCTACTCCACGAGCTTCACCCGGTGGGATTGCTTGTAATGTGTTGAAGAGTTGATCGAATCCAAGGAATGTATCCCTTGGGAAGTTAAATGCTAAGTTTGACATAATTGTCCTCCTATTAAATAGCAAGGTTAAAAGTGTAGCATCATGCTACGTTCATGCAAGACCTTTCGCATCCTGCAATTCTATTTATACAGGTTTTATTTAATACCTATATTATATTTCGGGCATAATTCCCAGTCAGACTTGTCTTTGTGGGATATTATTTTAATTTGGTTTAGTGCTGCTGTTTCTCCGATTGGTGATACTGTAGTTAGTAATCCCCAGTCATCCATTAATTTGACTATTGTATTTCTACGGTTTAGATCATTTATTGTAAGATTAGATGGCTTACCGTCTAATAAGAATAACTCTTTAAAGTGAGTTATGAAATATCTTCCTTGCTTGTGAAGGATATGACATGATTGAAATAATTTATTATCTTTTTTAGAAGCCACTCCTATTCTCGTGAGAGTTTCACGTATCTTAAGAAAATCATCTGGCTCGGCTAATGTAACTTCTAACATCATATCTGGTTTCCAATTAACCAGTTCATCGTTGTATTCCGCCATAATTTATTCTTCCCCTTATTGTATTCAAGTTTTCATTACTTAAAAGCGGAAGGACATCACGAGCTTTCTCATTACTATAACCATAATATTTCTTTATAGCATTGATATTTTTAGATTCAATAGATTTATTCCACTTAGAAAAACGATTACGTTTTCTAATAGTATTTATAAGAAATTGATACTGTAGACGGCTGTCGAGATGGTGAAATTTATTCATCTCGTTAGCATATATAACAGTATCTGGGAAGTAAGATAGACCACGATTAACCATAAAGGCATTATAATCTTTCTCATTCTCTAATATATCTTTTTTAGTATTCGATATAGAATTAATTAATTCAAACGGGTTCAATTGTCTTAACCATAATTATATTATTTAAAAACTGAGGTGTTTCAGGTATTAATGATCCTTTTAATAAGTGTAACGTTTGTTCATTATCCTCTGCATCTTTATACATTACTTCAAGATTAAAATCAAGTAATAAATCCAATAGATCTTCTTTACTAACAGTTTTATTCATCTATTACTCCTACCCCCTTTGCTAAAAAACTATTCATTGCTTTTAATAATTTGCTGGCTTTGTCTAATTGCCATACAACATTAACCATGGCTAATGCTATAATTATAGATGCATAGTCTGCTAGTTCCTGTACCATACTGGTCTCCTATTTAAATATTAATAACAAGATTACTATTATTGGAATAGCTATTGCTATTAGTATTATCATTTAAATTTAATTTGTGACATTATTTCTGTCATACATGCCACTACGTTTAATTCATGATCAGCTACAAAACTATCCTTATAGGAATAATCTGCAAGTATGAGTACTAATTGTGGAATGCTGTTAGGCGTCACATACTCAACCATATTGTCATAAACCATTCTAAATAACTTTGTAGATTCTACGTCCATGTTATCTGTTACCCATTTACGCATACTCTTAAAGTTTTTAGATTTGAGATCTTCCATCAATCCCTTAATACTTGACTCAGATAGAGTAACAAGAATACCGGTATCAATATGACCACTCATTCCATACCGCTGACATTCATTTAAGACACGTCTCCAGTCTGGTATATATTTCATAATCAGTTCAGCAAGAACCTGATTTTCATATGTAATATTTTCAGAATCAAGAATGAATTGAAGACGTTGCATAAAATGGCCTGCCATCTTACTTTTGTTTCCAATATTAAATTCATATATAGAGCATCTAGAATGTAGAGGATCTATAATACGATTCTTAAAATTACATGTTAATATAAATCTACAATTCGAAGAGAACTCTTCAATGAACCCGCGTAATGCAGGTTGTGTAGATTGGGGATTTAGGTAATCAGCTTCATCGAGAATGACTACCTTTTGTCCACCTTGTAACGATACGGTACTTGCAAATTGTTTAATCTTACCACGTAGAGTATCAATGTTTCCGTCTTCGGATCCATTAATCATCATATAGTCCAAACCTAATTCATTACATAGAGCTCTAGCTACTGTAGTTTTACCTACACCAGCCGAACCAGTAAACATCATATTGACGAGTTCTCCCTTGTCAACAATACTTTGGAAAGTATTTTTGAGTGACTTAGGGAGAATACAATCCTCAATAATTTTTGGCCTATACTTTTCTACAAATAAGAATTCCTTCACGCGTACCCCATAATATAATTAATGTGATACCATTATATCACATTTAAGCTTATTTGTACATACTAAGCTGTTGTTTCTGCTTCGCCTTCAGCTGGAGCTTGAGCTTCCGCTGCTGCTTTCAAGAAGTTGTCTAAACGATTACGTACTGAGCCGACGTCAGCAAGTTCAGCACCTTCAAATGCTCCTCGCTTAGTTACAATATCAATAATTGTAACGCA